GTGTTCTGCCGCTCTCAAAAAACCGACCCCCCTTGCGTAGATTGCACGCTTTACACAATGCCTGTAAATTTTCCATACTGTCTGCAAGATTACCACTAATCAATCGTCTTGGAATGATGTGATCGACATGAGTCGCATGTTGTCCACACATTTGGCACGTCTCTTGATCTCGACGTAAGACTAACTCTCTAAGTCTTCTCCATTGAGATGTTGATCCATTATCTTTGAGGCTACTCATTAGTGCCAGTTATGGTCAAGCCAATGTTGCCATGCTTTGCAAGGCTTCGAGTATCTGTGATGAATATAGTTCAATCCCCACGTCACTTGCTCTTGTGGGCTTGCTGTCTTTAGGTACTTGCTTCTTCCTTGTGGTATCCCATAATGAGATCCATTCCTTGCTTTGTGATTCCATGCTGATTCTTTTCCGTAGAGTCTTGCTAAACATCCCCATTCTTTATTAGAAGATAATTGGGATTTAGCGAATGCTTTTGCTGATTGTTTAGGATCTATTGTCGCAGGTACAGCACTTGCCATTGGCAAGAATAGAGATATCCCCATAACGATTGCTACCGAGCGAACTACGCCCTTCAGGGTTCGCTCTGAGCAGTTAGGCTGCTCTAGCCCTCTGAGTGTACCGCCTTTGTAAAGCATGTTATTTACTCCTTTGATTAAAACCGCAGGTCAGAGGCTTAATTAGTAAATCCTTGCGTTGGGCGTGTCTCGATAACATTTAGAATTTCTTTACTTAACTCATAAGGAACCATCGATCTAAGAGCGCTGTTTTTTAGTCCTTGTGTTCCAGTTCTTGAACCTCTTGGAGCCGATTCGTGGCACTTATCACCATTACTACACATTGGTCTAGATACCCATCCTTCAACGCTACCCCATAAGTCTGTAGGCTTCATTCGATTGTCGTTATAGGCGCAATAGGTAACAGTACGTTTAGGTCTATTAATCATTACTGGATGCTTACGCATCATCCCTCTTGGATTCTCCATTACCCAGTCTTTCGGGTTAAGTTCTTCGATTAACTCTAATGTTTTAAAGAGTAATGCATCGCCATGTATAGCGGCTTTAGATTTAGGCGTTCCATCTGGATTACGATGATGGCTTATTGCAGCGATACTAAACGATGTGCAAGGTGGGCTAGCCCAGATAAAGTCTGGATATCCATAAGTTCTAATAAAGTAACTAGCGTTTAAAGTCATAATATCGCGCTCATGGGCTTCAAATTGAGTATCTAATTCAACTTTAATAACCGTATGACCTGCATCTTCAAACGCCTTGGTACTCGATCCTGTACCAGCGAAGAAATCAAATACTAAGAGCCTATTTGTCTGTGGAATAAAAGCCTTTCGATTTGAAGATAGTAGGCGTTGCTTGATAAACCTTACGCATATCTCCTTGGCAAACTGGGCATTCAAGTTCGTGTGGTTCATTGATCTTAAACTCCTTATCGAATCGAACATTGGCATCGCAGCCATCGCATTCAAATTCATATATCGGCATTAGTGATCCTTTAAGCAAGTGGGAAGCATGTAGTGCAATTTATATCCTTAAACTGATAAGCGCCGCACTTATTGCAACGTTCAATGTCTAATTCTCTCACATTTTGCTTAAATCGTGGGTAACCTGCCTTAACTAATAGATTAATCAGATCCTCGAAACGGATAACCGCGGCATAGTCACGCGGATCTTCCCCTTGTCCGTTTAATCGCAGAACTGCAAATCCAATCTCCCCAGATTTAGATGTGCGGGCTTTTATCTGCGCGAGAACCTGCTTAGGTTGGAATCCAGTACGCGCCTTTACCTCGATGTCGAGATTTGGAACGTTCAGAATATCCTTACCTTTTCCGCGACCGACGGAAGCGAATTCCCACCATTGCTGCAAGTAGTTAGCAACAATCCGCTCTGTCGCGAAACCTCTATATTTTCTTGATTGACTAGCCATTAGTATTTGTTACCGCATGGCATTTAAGACATTGCAGAAACACATCATCGCATCCTAGTTTGGTAGTTATGGCTATTGGCTCATTGCATAAATCGCAGTAAATTACTATCTGCTCTCTATCGCCTTCTGCTGTAATGATTTCGGCAGTTCCATCTTCAAGGAACATGAACATCTCACCCATCATCGCCCCTTTTGTGGCACCCATGTGCCGCTAGGCGATAGTTCTAGCCATATACGATCTGGTTCGCATGGCTTCTCTTGACCTACCTGATAAACATTTGCCTTATAGGTGCAATCCCATGCAGCCCATTGTTTACCCGCCTTTGATGTGCCAGTACGCAAAACTCTAGGCTTACCATGTGAACAGTTAGGAATATCTTTATCCGTTTGTCCGCCGATAATGTCTTTTACTAAATCAACCGCTTCAGCAGATGTCTTAGGCGCTTCAGCAGTTTTAATTGTCCATGGATCTTCTGGATTTTCTACTGAGATTTTATCGGCTAATTTTTCTTTGAATGGTTTGTTATTAACGTACTCTACTTTAGCCATGTCCTGCTGCGTAGGCTTCTTTTCGGTTTCCAGTATGAGGCTGATTGCTCTTCCAATAGCGCTTGTAACAGTATCTTCGAGATACCATTTACGCATCGATTGAGGATAATTTGTGATATCCCCATAAGCCCAGTCAATAGCGGCAGCCATAGTATCTTCATGCTCACGATAAATAGCCGCCTTAACCAATACCTGACCTTTAATCGAATCGTGCCAAGTAACGTCGGTCTCGATGCGCCCGACTGGATAAGCGATTTGAAATCTGCGTACTCTTGCTGCGACATCTTCATACCCTTCCATAAAATTAGACATAAAGTTCGTTCTCCTCTGTGTGTAGCATTCCGCTTATAGCCGCGTATCCAAGCAAGTCGATGTAATTATCAACCTTTGAACCTTCCATTGATCGAGCGAGTTTGACCAAGACCATACAACTTGCAACTTGGTAATCTTCAATCGGGATTTCCAGATAAGCACTCCAGAGGCGTGCTGTTCGTGCCATGTTGTCCGATGGGTGTCCATAGTCCATTCCGCGATCTTCAATCGTGGCTCTTGCTTCTGCGAGTAAGTCTTTTGCATTCATCGACCCACCTGCTCGTAATACTTGCGAACAGCCTTGCGACCTTCGACCATTCCTTGATCGTAACCAACTTCAAGACCTAAGCGAAACGCGAAATATAGCGCTGCGCCAATTCCTGCAACTATAAGAATAGTTAATGAGTTAATAACCATTATTGCTCCCTATCCGCCAGAATTTCTGGCTTGATGGATAAAGGGTAACCCCTTAGTTACCTAATGCAACCCTTTTTTGGTAACGATTTGGTAACGATTCTGCTTCATCTACCGCATCATCTATTGTGCGATAAATGGGCGAAATGTCCGTTATGAGCGTATCCATGCTTAGCCGTAAGTCTTGCCGTAAACGGTAAACGAGCCATCTTTGTTAATTGGAATAAGCATCGGCGATAAGTTCTTCCCATGGGTTTCAAGGATGGCTACGGACATCTGCCAGTTGGCGGCTCCTGCTTTGAGATAAGACGCCTTCTTTTTATCCATTACGTTTCCCGCTTCTACGCCCCATAAAGTCCTGTATGAGCCTCCTATGCCCTCTGAATAGGCACTAATGCCCGCTCTGTGGGTATGTCCGCAAACTACTGATTTGCCAAACTTCTTGGCTAAGCCTAGGGCTGTAAGTCCAGCGTTGGAATTCATCGATCCTTCATCGCCATGAACTAAGACCCAGTTAGGATGGAATTCAAATGGCTTTTTATGAAAACGAATGCCAAGAGACTTAAAATCCATAAATGCTGGATATTCCAATTCTGGCAATCCGATTAGGCTTGGCGCTCCTCGCAGGAGTGTGTGGTAGAGCCGATCAGTATGGTTAGAGCGCGTAATGTCTGTTGTGCGTAAATCCCAGAGAATGTTCTGCGCAGTCGTTCTATCAGCATCTAACTGCCCTTCCCATTCTAACTTGGTTCCTTTCGCCCATTTGCTCTGGGCTTGCATATCTAGTTCATCGCCCGTATTTAGTACGAGGTCGAACTTCTCGCGATTAACTAACTTAATAAGATTTTTTACTGCTACTTCGTGATGATAGGGAATTTGTAAATCTGAAATAACGAGTATTCGAGATTTTGTCCTAGTCATTCATCCTCATCTTCATACCAGTCTGGCTCTGGAATGTTTGGGTTAATTGGGTTTGGCAGTATCCAATCTGGATAAGCCGATTTTTCTACAATTATGCCTAGCGCCATATCAACCGAGAAACCAGCCCGACGTAACGATTTGTAAAATTCGTTCAAGCCGATAGTGTAAGCATCAAGTTTTGAGTAGCCTTGATCTACGAGTTTCTTAGTCGCTTTTCTAGCCATGTGATTATTATGACCTTTCCATCAACAGATCGTAGATTTTGTCTACGCGTGTCTCCAAACGATTTACTTGATCCTTTAAACTTGAACCGCCATTAGGGCGAAGTTCCGATAGATAATGCTTCACTAAGAATCTGATTATTGTGATAATCCCACCCAGAGCCGTCGCGGCTATCGTTACAGCAATTCCGATATCTTGCAGAGTCATGATTTAGATCCGCGACCATATTCTGATTCTGTTTTATCTGCCCATTTAGCCAATGGAGCAGCAAGAGCGCCAATAAGAACTGCGTACTCTGGCTTCATGTCTGTTAGCAAGGCGATGCCCATCGTAATAGCAGATGCCAAGATTGCGCGAAGATAAGATTTAATCGCCGCTATGTTCTTATCGCTTAGGTACTTCTTCATTAGTTTCCGCCTAACATGGGTATATTAAAGAACGAGCCATCTTCTTTACCTTTTGCAGTAAATGAGACATGCGCGTGATGGGTGTGTTTATTTGCTCCCTTGTACGATCTCCATTTCCAATTAAGGATGGGTGATGCAATTTTTGAATCGAAGATAACGTACTTGATACGTTTATCTCCAGATTTGGCACATAAACGTATTTGATCCGCAAGATCTGGCATAAGGTCAGGTTTCGCTTTTCCTGCCAAGTCTCTATCGATGTCGATGGCAAAAACTGTATTGTCGCTAGTCGGGATGTGATCAGACCCACCTTTACGCATGTGTCGTAAATCTGCAACCCAGCCATCGGAGTCACGAAGTCTATCTGGATAACAGTCATCGATTTGAAGTCTTAACTGTTGCCCTGCTTTGCATAACTTAGGCTTCATTATCCGAGAATAGTTTTTAGTTCATCTTCGGTTAAACCGAGGCGAGCCAATAGAGCAGCCTTGTCTGCCGCTGCCTTTTCTTGCAACGCTAACTGAGCCAATTCATCCTTTGAGTAATACTCATAAGAAACGATGTTGTTATCGGGCATTGACTCGTCATAACCGCCAAGTCCATAAACTACTGATTTAATTTGTTTAGTCATTACGCTACTCTCAATCCTACGATAGGTATTGCAGTTGATACTCCAGTTAAAGTTCCAGCGGTAGTAAATGCTCCAGTAATTCCTGACTCAGTAAAATGAGTTAGTGCTGCTGCACTTGTAGTTGTTGATATTGAATTAAAATATGATATTTGTTGAGCGTTTGCCGCTGCGCTGCATCGCCAAGTTGTAGTAGTAGGATTTATTGCTAAATAATACCAACCAGCGTTAATGTTTTGTGAAATTGTAATTGAGTATTCTGTACTTATTGCAGTTGCGGTAACTGTTCCAGCATCAAAAACTACTGTAGTTGGTCTGCCTGTTGTTGAACTTGAATTGTATAATCCCATGCGTACTGCACCATTAGTTCCGCCTGTTACGCTTGATGTTGTAAATGCAATTCTATCTGCTGAAAATGTCGGTAAATAAATCGGAATATAATAAGTTGTATTTGCAGCCCAATTAAGACTCGCAAGAGGAAACTGTCCTGTAAAACTTCTTATGTACTGAGTTGCGGTTTCAGCAGTTAAAACTGCATCTGTTCCAACTGCATTTGTCCAAACTGGAGTAGTTCCATTTGAACCCAAAACCTGCCCATTTGTTCCAATACCTAAACGCGCAGGTGTAGATGCTCCGCTTGCGTAGATAACATCTCCAGTTGTTGTGAGTAGTGAGTCTGGAATTTGTGCATCGATTTGAGTCTTAAGTGTGGAGTCAATGGCAGAGCCAAGAGTACGGATCGCCGATGCTCCATCTTTTACATATGCTGAATCATCGGGAGTAGACCACCCATAATTCGTAGTGCTTGCCATTCTTGCTCCTTTTCTAGGCTACTATTGTAGCGTCAATCCACTCTAAAGTAGGTGAAAGTGTTGTCCATGTCTCCGCTGCTCCCACTTGTAGCCATTTCATATACTGAATGCTAAAGGCTACTGGCGAAAGATTTAGAGTTATCGATAGTTTGTTAAACCCAGCATTAAAAGACCAGCCTTCTACGAATCCTTCGAATGAGCCGCCAGCAAGGTTTAATGGAAGATCCGTAATGTATAAGGGTAATCCCATAAACGCGCCCAAGAGCGCATCTCTATCGGCATCGTCTATCTCTGGGTTAGTAAGTTCGAATGTAATCGATTTAAATAGGCTTTGAGGGTTGGCGCGTAAGGCTAGATAAAACGCTGCTTGAGTAACCGCATCCGCCCCTTTTTCAAGAGTTGTAGTGATGTTTTGGGCTTGTTGTCCGTATGTGGCAATAGACGTATCATCTTGTGCGCTTGTAGTCGCATTAGCCTTATAGGTAATTGTTACCTTATTGCGAATATCACCAATTCGCCGAGATGTGGCAATACCTCTAGATAATGCGTGATTTGCTGAAACTTCTGTAAATCCATTTGCTGCTAGATATTGGCTTCTATGAGATTGATCTGCATAGCAAATACGCCCCTGATTATCCTCGTAAATATAACCAAGACCAGAATTCGCTAAGGATGAGATAAGAGAATAAACGTCTGTTTCAGATGATGATCTAGCAGTTAATTCATAATCGCCAGGCTGGTCTATCTCGCCCAGTCCAACATTCTGGGCATTAGTCCAAGTCTCTGTGGCTGGAGTGTAATTCTGCCATTGCAAGGCTGGCGCTACTTCATTCCATGAGTTTCTAAATACTGGCTCCAAAATTGAATAAATCTGGTCTCCATCAAAATCTTTACTTAACACGCCAGTAGTTAAAATCTTAGGCAGTTTAGAAAGAGCGCCTAGCGCTGTAATGCTGAAACTTTGAACGATGGCACTAGCGCCGCTGCTGCGAACGCTCTGGTTAATATCTGTAACGAATCCGCCAAACAGCGGCACGAAAGTACCTGCTGAGTTTTTAACCTGTAAAGTAAAAGAATCGTTTACGTCAATGCTGAAATCTGCGCCATTTGTGTTAATAAGTTCGACTGTGCAATAACCTGCTACTGGTTGCTGGTAAATATCTGTGCGCCCAGAAGTTAATGAAAGGTTAGATAAAGTTACCGATGTAAAAGTTCCCCCATCGATTGAAACCTGCCAAACTGGATTCCATGCAGTCATCGATCAAACGCACCTGCGCCTAGTGTTCCGCGTGACGTTGAATCGTTGAGGATTTGAACTATCTGGCGAGCAGTAGATTCTGAGTCAATAGCACCATTTACTGTGATGTTGTAGACGGATTCATTCTGGCGGAAGTTTTGCAACGCATTTCTACGAGCAATCGCATCTGCTGAATAGTTGCCTGTTCCTGTGTACTGATCCACTAAGTCTTGCAAGGTTGCCGCATCGTTAATAAGGTTTTCTAGGGCGCGTTGGTTTGCATTACCGCCACCGCCACCGCCACCGCTTGTTCCAGCGCCAGAGCCGCTACCAGCACCGCCTGAGAAGCCACCCATGCCACTAGCGCCGCCGCCATTACCGCCACCGCTTATTGCTCCTGGAGTTCCACTTGTTGCAAATCCGCCAGTTGGGCTTCCCCATGCGCTAAAGGCTGTTCCCCTAATGCTGTTGATCTTGGCAATTCCTGCGCCAAACAGATTGAGGAACGAGATAACTTGGTTAGCCATTTCAATAATAAAACTAATCAATTCCTTAATAACAGTAACTACAACTGTGGCAGTCTGAGCCACGAACTTTAATACTGTGATAAACCCTTCCATACTAGATTTACCATCTGTTGAGAATACCGCCGCTAATTGTCCAATGCTTTTAGCAAGTTCAGATATTGATACTCCAACGTTATATGCGCTTGTTTCAGTTTCGTTTAAACCTTCTACTGCTCCATCGTTGCCTGTTAGACCAGCAATAAATGCGTTAAATGTTGGTAATGCTTGTTCGTTGATAAATGTTATTAAATTGCCCATAATTGGCAACAGCGCAAAACCGATAGATTCTTTGGCTTCATCAAATCCGATTTTCATCTGAGCAGTTTTAAATGCAAGGGTATCTGTATTTGCGCCTAGGTCTGGGTAAATGTTATTGATCATTGCTAAGATTTCAGCAAATGACTTACCCTTAATTTCAGCCTGTGATAAACCGATACCTAATCTTCCAAGTGATGTAGTGTTTCCATCCTGAGCCTTGGCAATAGCATTAGCAACAGTCTGTAATTCGACTCCGCTATTTACCGAGATTCGAGTAGAGACTTCTAACAGATCTTGTGCCTCTTTGACTGAGTTAGTCGAGAGCGCCAAACGCTCTAGGGCAGGTCTAAGTTCTTCGTCTGATTTAGCAGTTTGTAATGCAAGAACTGATAGATACTTTTCTGTGCTAGCAATCTGGGCATCTGTTGCGCCAGTAGCATTCCTAAGAGTAGTGGCTAACTTTGCCTGTGCTGCTTCATCTTCGATGGCTGCTTTAACGCCATCAATGCCAATTTTTACTGCGTAGGCTGCTGCTGCCGCTGCTGCGACCGCAAATGCCTTGGCTGCGACTCCGCCAAACTTGGTTAATTTATCGCCAAAAGTATCGACCTCTTTAGCGCCTTTATCAAGATTCTTGGTAAACGCATCAATATCTGCAATGAGTTTGAGGGTTAATGCTCTAGTACCTGTTGCCATTATCCCCACTCTTTCAAGATGTTACTAAATGATGCATTCCAGCGTGTAAGAATCTCTGGCTGAATTTTGCGTAAAGTTGGATAGATATACCAACCGCGAGAACCGCGACCTTCACGCCCAGACCAGATTGGAAACTGCTTAAATTTATTAGATCCAAACTCTGAGCCACCCCAGATTTGTTTGGTAGTTGCTCCGCCTGAGAACTTTTGATTTGCAAATCCATAAGTAATTTCACCGATTTTAGATGAATACTTAACCTTAGCGCCTGTTGCAATTCTTACTGCAACTGCCTGACCAAACTGGCGAGATGCAGCAGAGTCAATAATAGAAGATCTGGCATATTCGGAAATAGCCGCCGATTCTCTCTTTGCTTCCTCTACTGCACCTTCGCTCATGTTTTTGAATGCCTTAAATACCTTGGAGAGTTCGGCTTTATCTAGACCAGTTTCAGCCATTACCGTTCCTCTCTTTTAGTATTTCAAACGCCGTTATTACATCTTCTGCCGTTTGCCATTCACTCATCGGAATCCCTGTCGCTATTGCTAGCGAGATTAAGATTCTGTTGATGGATCCTGACTCATGGCTTTTGGGCTATCTGTCTCTCCAACCGTAACTTCCGCTACGTTTTCCATCCAGACTTCGAAACTTTTAACAGGCTTTCCACCTGCTTCGCGCTTCATTGCGTGATAAGCCAAGAACATTAGATCCCACATTCCGATGTTATCTTGTGCCTGACCTATCGTCTTATTTACTGCCTTTTCCCATTTCGCCCATTCTGGTGGCTGGCAAACATAAGTTTCCTTTTCACCTGAATTAAATTCGATTAAGATAGGTAGTTTCATTTCTTTGCTCCCTTAGTTAGTTCTTACGAGAATGTCTCTGTAACTTCGCCCTTAGCGACCTTGAATGTGAAATCAACTGTTTGCGCATCTGTTCCTGAACCGCCAGCAGTTGGAAATTCTGGCTTAATTGGAAATACGAATTGCGCACCTGTTGCAGCAGTTAGTGTAACTGAAATATCTGTATCTGGTGCTGTCTCTGCTGCTGTCCATAGTGCTTCGCATACTGAGTTAGCCTTACCCCAATCTGCGAGCATAGATAAAGCAAATGTGCCTTCAATGTTTACAGTCTTATATGCTTCGCCGTCTAGAGTCTGGTATGTCTCACGAACGTTTGTCTTTGTTAGAACTGCGCTAGTCGCTTGTGCTTCGATATCTGTTCCACCTGTGAAAGATAGAGAAATATCGCGACCTGTGATTACTGTGGTTGCCATTATTTATCCTTAGTTTGTTTGTGTGTAGTAAGTGGAAACTCTGATATCGGCAACCAAAACGTTTGATGCACCGACCTGAGTAACTGTTGGTTTTTCTACTGCTCCGATGGTGTAACCAACTGGTATAACCTTTAGAACGCTCATTACTAACTGCTCCAAGTTGTCCAAGGATGCAGCGTTATTGTTATATGCCACTCCGCATGAAATGACCAGATTGATCTTCGTGTGAAGTGTTGATTTGTTAATAGTCTCTAATTCTAAATATGGGGAATCTGGAACGTTTACGCAAAACGGAACGCTTGGAGTCTCTGGCACGAACGCATAAACATTCGCTGCAACTGTGCTTAGCGCATTAGATAATGGCGTGCGAACTGTGTCTAAAATCGTGGATGCTGGCACTATTGCGCAATACTCTCTACGTCAATATACGAACCTAAGAGACCAGACACCCTATTGAAGAGTGACCTACCTAACCTGTATGGGCTCACGTTTGTGAAGTCCACGCCTTCCATCTGTCCGCCTGCTTGGTTGCGAGATGTAAAGACTTCAACTGATACTGCTAAAACCGCTTGCTCAACTGCTGGATTTCCAACGTAATTAGCCGCATTAGTAAGCGTTGCTGTTCCTGCTGGAATAATGTTTTTAAATAGCACGTCTGCGTTTGTAATGTTGCAGGTAAATTCGAACTGGGCATCTCCTGTTTCGTACAAGGTTGTGCCATCGAATGGAATTACATTTACATTTTGAGCATTAACTATGCGTGTTCCGTTAAATGGTGAACCGCATCCAGCAATAACTACGCTTGAACCCTCTGTAAATTCATGTGGAAGTGTTGTGTAAATTGTTGCAATGTTATCTGTGAGTTTAACTGATTGAATTGGAACGCTAAAAGTTGTAAGCATTGGCAGGATAACAATCTCTGCTGCATCTATGCAGTCATCTAAAACTGCATCATTGTAAAGAGAACTGGACACGCCAAGAACGCTTCTAAGAGCACTTGCTGTAATAATTGTTGGCATGTCCAGTCCTTTCGTACTGCTGGGGGAGCGATCGGGAGCAACCGCCCCCCCATGATTAGTTGATTACGCTACGTTTAACTTACGGAACGCTGCTGGGTAGCGATTAACTACTGCTGCATAACCGTAAAGTCCGATTTCCAACTGACCGTTTGCAACTACGTTTGCGCGAAGTTGGATAGTGCCTGATTCATGGAATCGCATTGCGTTTGATGGG